CATGTGTTGAGTCGTTTTTCAAGTTCCTGAAGTCCGGATACACGAACCCTATGCTAGTCGGGGCCATCGTTTTGTGTAGCACATATTTAGGGTGCTATTACAGAGATCGTATGGCCAAGAGCAAGTCTGACGTGGAGGCGGAGAGTGACACGCGTGCTCAACAACCAAGGGCTCGACCCTTTGCGCGTGTCACTGCTCGTAAGGGCTTTCAATCAAGCAAGGCTAAACCTGGCGCACCACGGAATGCGCAGATGGCAGCCGACGAACAGCAAGAGAATGTTATCCGGATGGTACGCCAGAACCAGTTTCTTGTTTCGTGTACGAAGATGGATGGATCATGGCAATTTTTAGGCAATTCCGTCGTTGTGAGCGGGTCCATTTTGATGATTCCGCATCACTTTGTGACATCGCTTGGAATCTATAATGCGTCAATTGTGCACTTGAGGCGCCCTGATTTAAAAGAAGGTTTTGACATACCTGTTTCAACGTTTACATCTGATGTTGTATGGAATTCCGATCATGACATCGCTTTTGTGAACCTGCACCGCATTATGCCCAATCGACGCCGTATCGTGAACCATTTTGCATCTGAGACACGAGCCACTCGGCTTTTTGGAACGTTCCAAGGGGCTTTGAGTGGATATCGTGTGAATGGAGAGGAGTTCGAATCTGTAGTCCTCCATGGTGACATCACACCGGAAGATGGGGTCGATTATGGTATCGGCCAGGAGCGGATCACAGTGCGAAATGCGTACAGATATGAGATCCATACGCAAAAAGGTGATTGTGGTATGCTGTTGACTGTATCTGACCCTGGTTCACCAGCCAAACTCATTGGTATGCACGTGGCGGGTTCAAAGAACCATAGTAATTGGTCTGTAGCTGTATGGAGGGAGCTGATCGAAGAAGCTCTGACCCATTTTGATGTTGTAGCCCAAATGGCTGGCTCTTTTTCACACTTAGAGCCCGCTGAGATGAATGTTACTGGTGAGTTTTTGCCTGTGGGTGTTCTGACAGACGGGCCCGCAGAATTGGCGAGATCCTGTATTGTGCCATCATCACTACATGGAAAGTTGACTGAACCCACGACAAAGCCTGCCCATTTAAAACCATTTTATCGCGATGGTGTACGGATTGACCCGTTGGAATTGGGGGTAAAGAAGGCAGGGAAGTTTATACCCATTATTTCCGAGGAGGCATTGGATGTTGCAACACGTGACGTGTCGTTGAAGATCCAATACAATTATCGGCGCGACCCCGTCCCCCTCGAGGTGCTATCGTACGAGTGTGCTGTTGCAGGCATTGAAGGCAATGATTTATTCAACGGTGTCTCGAGAGTGACCTCGCCCGGTTACCCATACATCAACACGCTTGCGCGTGGTAAAGGAAAAACAAAGTGGATGGGAAGTGAGGAGTATGTTTTTGACACTGAGGACGCGTTAAAGTTACGTGCCGATGTTGAACGGCTGGTTGATGATGCAAAGAATGGGCGTCAGCTGGATGTGCTTTGGTGTGACACACTCAAGGATGAACGTCGACCAAATGAGAAGGTTGACCAAGGCAAGACGCGGGTGTTCTCAAACGGGCCAATGCATTTTAACATTGCATTTCGGCAATATTTCCAGGCTGCATTTGCTCACATACAACACAACCGTATATACAACGGGATCGGTGTGGGCTTAAACGTGTGGTCTGCCGAGTGGGAGACATTGTATCGCCACCTCACGAAATTTGGCACTGAGAGCGTCATTGACGGAGACTTTGGCAATTTTGATGGAACGTTGAGTGCTGCAGCCTTGTGGAGAGTATTGGACATTTTCAACGATCTATACGATGATGGTGAGGAGAATGCAACTGTAAGAAGAGCTTTGTGGACTGTTGTCGTTAATGCTACCCGGTATTATCGGGGACAGGTGTACCAGTGTACACACTCTGTTCCGTCAGGTGTTCCTGGAACTAGTATTATTGACAGTATGGCGCTACTAATATTGTTTCGTGTGGTGTGGATGAAGTTGGCACCAAAGCGTTACCGAAATATGGCAGCCTTCGATAATCATGTCTCACTTATCACCTATGGAGACGACAGTGTTTTGAACATCGCGGAGGAAGTTCTGGATTGGTTCAACATGGAAACGATTGCTAAGGCATTCGGTGAAATTGGTATGGAATTCACAGACGCCGACAAGAAAAGCGAGATTGTGCGATTCAAGACGATACGTGACATCCAGTTTTTAAAACGGAAGTTCGTATGGTCTCCGCTCTTGGGACGTCATACTTGTCCAGCAGACTTTGCATCGCGTTTGGAAAGTTTGAACTGGACGAGAAAGAATAATGTGATTGATACGCGCATCATAGAGGCAGACACCATACAGAATGTGTTTATGGAAATTGCTGCACATTGCGACCGCGAGTTGTTTGACGAGTGGGCGCGCAAGATACTGAAAGCTGCGCGCGAAGTTAATCTACCGGGTGTGGTAAACGAGGGTTACGTTTACTACCACGTGCCCGCAGAGGAACGTGATTAAGTGGAGACCCCGTCCTGCCATGACGTTAAACTGGCCCCTGTAGTGTGATCAGCACACCCTCATATCAATACCCACGCTAAAAGGGGTGTGAACCGCTACTACAGGTAGGGACCGGGTTATTTAACCTTACTGCTTAGGGTGGTCCAGAGGCAGTCCCTCTAAAACCCAGAGCAACGTGGGACTCACTATGACTAAGGCTGGTCATAGATGAGGCAAAATGGCCTGCTGCAACACAACAAAATTTTGATTCTAATCCTGACACGGTGAACACGACCCGCGAAGACACTCATGATACGATTACTTTTCGTGAAGACGGAGAGGTGATGAAGGACACTTATGTGGCTAACGAGATGACATTGCCGAAGACAGTATACTCGTACGTTGCTGACCAAACACCACGGGGAATTGAAGATTTTCTTCGCCGACCCGTTATTTTGGCCCAGGGATCATGGTCCACAACCCAAGCTGCTACTGTAAGTTTGGGGACATGGTCTTTTCCCGATGCCGTTTTTGACCAGCTTTTCAACGCTCAGATCTTGAATAAGATTCTGGGTTATACTTTGATGAAGGCCCGCATGCGCATCCGGCTCCAAGTCAATTCCCAACCATCTTATGCGGGTATATTGCTGTTATCATATGTGCCCCATGCTGATTATATGACTAGTAAGGTCAATTCTCTTTATAGCACACTGACCTCGCTGACTGGGTGTTCTCATGTTACCATGAACATTTCGAATGCTACATCATTGGAGTTTGTGACTCCGTATATTTCGCCCCACGTTTATGTTAATTTGGCTACTGGTCAGGGCACATTTGGTCGGGTGAACCTCCAGGTTATGTCACCTCTTACAATTGGTGGTGGCATCTTGACACCTGTAACATGGACTATGTGGGTTTCATTTGAGGATGTCGAGTTACGTGTGCCCACGAATGCCAAACCGGCAGCAATCTATGCACAGGTGGGTGGTGAGCTGAGCGCCGCTCGTAGGACTGGTATGATTTCAGGAGGAATAGGTACAGTTGGACGAGTTGTCTCCGGTGTTCTGCCCGCATTGGGATTGGGAGCACTGACCCAACCAGTGGAGGCACTTGCGTCAACAGCGTCGGGGATTGCTCGGATGTTTGGTTTCTCAAAACCTCTTGTCCAAGCACCGTCGACTCTGGTCGTTCAGAGACCTATGCGTGGACACCTTAATGTTGATGGGGGTGAGACTGGGGCTAATTTGGGGTCCAGTGTGGCAACGGAGCTCCAGACTCTGACAGGTTTTGCCGGTACGGACGAGGATGAAATGTCGTTATCGTACATAGCATCTCGACCGTCCGCGATCGATAATTTCGCTTGGCGGACATCGAACACACAAGATACGGTCTTGGAGACATACACAGTCACTCCGAGTGCGCTCATGTGGCGCGCTAGTACATCAACACCAGTGACTCCCCGCACGACAAATGCGGAAGTTCGTATGACACATGCGGCATTCTTGGCAGACAAGTATCAGTATTGGCGAGGTGATATAGTCTATACATTTCACTTCGCGAAGACACAATTGCACTCTGGACGTCTAAGGTTTAATTTTAAGCCATACGCCGGAGAGCTGTTTTCAAGTGTCTCGGAGGATCTGAACGCCTGTCCAGGTTTTACCATTACGGAGGATGTGGATTTAGCGACCACGTCAACATTTCGGTTTAGGGTCCCATATGTGAGTTCTCGACCGTGGATGTTGACCCAATGGCCACAGATGAACGCCCCAAATGCTGATGTAGTCGATGCAAAGAATTTTGCGCTTGGTGAACTCGAGATTGTCGTGCTGAACCAGCTCACGGCTATGAGTACCGTTGCCAATGTAGTTGATGTTGTTGTTTTCGGGCATATGGAGGAAGCTGCATTTGCAGTTCCTCGGCGTTCTCGAACACTCCCGAATTTGGCTGTGGGAGCAGCATTATCTAAGGTGATGGAAGATTATTCAGAGGTTGGGGCGAGCACTGCAAGGAGATACACGGTAGGAGAGTGGGAGCAAACAAGGAGGAGTGTCGCCAAGAGATCGATAGAGGAAGATCCTGGTGAGATGAGCAATGAGATCGTGGCTCAAGTTGGTGGAGAGGAAGCGAAAACACTTACACAAACAGAGCATGCGAGCGAGATCCCGTTGCTACCCCCGGCAATTTGTCAAGGGGAAGTACACACTAGCCTCCGACAGGCTTTAAAGAGGTACAATTTGGTGGCGTATGTAAAGCCTGAGGCTGTTGCTCCTGTAGATGGGCGACTTGGATCAGATGGAAATTGGATTGTTATACGACCCTGGGCCGCTGCAACGAATCGCCAGCTCGTACTGAGCTCTACATCCGCTCAAAACTGGGGAACTACATACAACGACTTTTATAGTGCGTGTTATGGTAACTATGCGTTCTATCGAGGTAGTATGAGGTTCCGTATCGTTTGGGATGAGCCTGTAGCTAATTCCGCGCAGGCTCAAAGCACCAGCGTTTCGGCCTATCTTGTCTATCCGTCTGATCGTAGACCGGCAATTGACCCGGTGTGGTCAAGACCAGAGGAGTACCCGTATGGCTCGTCCATTATCACAGGATTCACAGTTAACAACATGTTGCTAAACCCAGTAGTGTCGCGCTTTAACAATGTCTCTAGCGGTGGAGTGGCGCCGCCGAAAACACCACCGTCGCGGCAGTATGGCTGGGAATCGATATCTATCGCGCGTGTGGAAGGTGGTCTGGAGTTTCAAGTTCCCTATTATAGCTCCAGTTATATGTCGACAGCCGGCTACCATTCGTATAATGGTGATTTCTGGGCGGCCCAGAGGAATGGAGTTGTACCACTTCCTCTGGTTATTGTCGGAAGTAATTTTTGGCCCCAGGGTAACTTCTCTGTTTACCGTGCGGTCGGGGATGACTTTTCGTTCGGAGGCTTGACAGGTGTGCCGAGATCGACTGCGGTCTTGGAGTTGTCACCACAATCACAGGGAACGGACCCAGATGATGGAAAACATGCTGTAAAGCTAGGCCCATTTGGCATAGCATAAAATAAAATAAAGACCCAACTAAGTAGAGGGCAGTAGGAAGGTGAAGGGCCTATGAGCACTATCTGGATTAACGATCCCCCGAGTACCGTATACGGGGAGGAGCGAATGAAAAGAG